TGTCCACTGGTGCTGGGCAAGATCAGTTGTGCATCTTTGTGTAGAGCAAGACTCCCGTGCTGTGGCTTATCTTCGCATTCACCCCTGGTGGACCAAGTGGATGCTTCGCACTGTTTTCTCAAGTGCGCTCCCTGCCAACTACGCCGGTGGAGGCCCATTGTCATGTGAGGTATCACGCTTAGCAGTCGCCCCTTCTTTCAGATCATCCAGTCGCGGATGCGATACCAGCCCGACCGTGCTGCTGTACAGTTACCTAAGTGCCTTCTGCGATCTCAACGGCTACGCAACTGTCGAAATGATCGTTAGTGATAGGGTTCTACGAAGTTTGCGGCAATCAGGACTACCCTGCGTTGGTTATTCAACCCCGAACAAACCCGCCTACGCAGACGCACCAATTTACGCCTCCCTTCGCTGGCAGGAAATGCTCGCACCGACTAGACCGTCATCGTCTAAGCTGGCAATAGCTTGTTCGAACGCATTGCGGCGGGTGATGCGCTCACACGCAACGTCGGATCAAAGTCACGATACGACCGAGCCTCGCGCAGAGGTACGGGCGAGCTAATACTTATCGCGCGGCAGCTAGCTAGCCATAAAGCTTCACCGGGCGTTCTTAGCTAGCCTCGCCGCTTGGTCTGGCTAAAAAAACGGCCTCGATGACTGGATTGAGAACATTTGGCCCGCAGTAAACCGGTATGAACTGTCTCAATACGCATCGCTATCTAGACAGCTGGAGGATAGGCAATGACCGATACCAGTGGAAGTCCGGCGGCGGGCGGGAATTTAATCGATACCGACTATCAGATAGGCAAGGACAATCTGGTCACCCACCTCGGCCCCTTCGAGGTCGACATTCATAATCCAGTTTTTGCGATCTCCGGTCTGATGACGGTTGTATTCGTCATCTTCACGCTCGCGTTCCCCGAATTTGCAACCGGCATGTTCACTACCGCGATGAATTGGGTGACGGTCCGCTTCGACTGGCTTTTCATCCTGGCCTCTAACATCTTCCTGGTGTTCGCCGTCGCTATTGCGCTCTCGCCCTACGGCAAGGTCAGGCTCGGTGGGGCTGATTCGAAACCGACTTCTCGCTATTGGCATGGCTTTCCATGCTGTTTGCGGCGGGCATGGGCATCGGGCTCCTGTTCTGGAGCGTCGGTGAACCAATGACGCACTTCGTCAGCTCCGTCGCGCAGATGCGGGAAGCCCTGACAGCTGGGCGCCGCTCGGTGGCTTGCCCGGTGATGTCGAAGGCTCCGCCAGGCTCGGGCTTGCCGCCACGCTCTACCACTGGGGCTGCAGGCCTGGGCGATTTATGCGGTCGTGGGGCTTGCGCTGGCGCTCTTTGCCTTCAACAAGGGCCTTCCGCTGGCGATCAGGTCCACCTTTTATCCAATCTTCAAAGAGCGGGTCTGGGGCTGGGTCGGCCATACCATCGACATCCTGGCGGTGCTTGCAACGCTCTTCGGGCTCGCGACCTCCCTTGGGCTTGGCGCTGAACAGATCAATGCTGGCCTGTTCTTCCTGTACGGCGTTCCCGTGTCCGACACGACGAAGATCGTGTTGATCACGGTAATCACTGGCATTGCGACCTATTCCGTCGTGCGCGGGCTGGAAGGGGGGCGTCAAGCGGGCTTCTGAAATCAACATTATCATGGCGTTCGTACTGCTGATCGCCGTGTGCGTGTTCGGTCCAACAGGCGCGATCGTGGAGCGAGTCGCGGACTCGGTGGTCAACTATTTCGCCTACCTACCGGCCCTGTCGCAGCTCTTCGGCCGCGAGGATGCGAACTACGCACAAGGCTGGTCCTCGTTCTACTGGGCGTGGTGGGTGTCGTGGTCGCCTTTCGTGGGGATGTTCATCGCCTGGGTCAGCCGCGGGCGTACGGTGCGCGAATTCATAATCTGCTTGCTCATCCTGCCTTCTGCCGTCTGCATCCTCTGGATGTCGATCTTTCCGGCGTCGCCTTCGATCAGTACATCAATGACGGCTACCGCGCCGTGGCGGACGCAGCGCTGGAGGTAAAACTCTTCGCCATGTTCGACGTCCTGCCATTTACCCAGGCGATGTCCCTGTTGGGCATCGTTCTGGTCGCGGTCTTCTTCATCACCTCATCGGACAGCGGCTCGCTGGTCATCGACACCATCACGTCCGGGGGCTAGGATGACGGCCCCATTCCTCAGCGTGTGTTCTGGTGCATTTTCGAAGGCCTCGTCGCCATCGCCCTGCTGTTGGGGGGCGGCCTCAAAGCCTTGCAGTCCATAGTGGTGGCGACCGGCTTCCCGTTCACCTTCGTCCTGCTGCTGATGTGCGTCGGCATCGTCATTGGCCTGAAGACCGAGCTGATGACACCACGCCGAACTGACGCCCAGGCGACGCGATGACACCGTGCCTTCCTCTGCCTCGCCGCCCGGCTAGCGAGGTGGAGGGGGGCAGCGAGTTGGCCTAGCAGTAACGCATCGAAAAGGCTTGGTCTTCTGCATTTCATGGCGCGACCGTGGTAGCGCCGCTCGGCGCTGCCGGTATCAGATGTAGCGGCGCGCGAAAAAACGGCGGTCTGTGCGCGATAAATGATGCGCTCTGATTGTTTCACATACGGCAAATGAATTACCAAACTACGGCCCCACGGGATTGGTGTGCTCGAACTGCCACCGCATCCGCTGGATGCTTTGTAGCCCATCCCGAACAGACCAGACCTCGGCAACGACCTGCCCCTCATACGTGGTCGCCAGCGTTGCCGTGGTACCGCTAATGCCGGTCTGGTTGGCCAGCACTGCGCTGGTATCCGCTCGCAGTAGCCGCGCACTGTAGGTCGTGCCAGCCTCGGGTCCGATGTTGCCCATGCTGGTGTCGATCAGTTGGTCGGCCTGGGTCAGCCGGTCCCTGTGTGCCCAGGCCAGCGCCACGTCGCCCTCGATGCTGGTCGGCCAGCTGCTGCCACCGATGGTGAACTGGCCAGGTGGGTACGGCCGTCCTTGCCGCCCCACGAGCGCCAGGGTGTCGGTGCCGGCCAGCCCGGGATCGAGTTGCCCGATGCTGGTGTTGGTCAGCAGCCGTGCCTGCATCGTGACGCCGGAGGAATACTCCGTCTCGTCTGCCCCTTCGAACCCATCGTAAAACCATATCCGTGCCCCTGCTGCATGCACTTGCGCCGGCACAGTATCCGCGCACCCGCGGCCCAGTGTGATGGCGCCGGCGGCCACGTCGATCGCATCGACCCGCACGATCTCGTCCCCGAGGAGCGCCGCTTGACCTACCGTCACACGGTCCAGGTCGATGCCATTGGCGAGTACCGCAGCCGTATCGCCAGGGAGCAGCTGCGCTACCAGTTGAGCGGTCGGACACCAGTCGGCGCTGTCACGGTCGACGAATATGCCGCTCGTACCCGGCCGCGTGGTGAGGTTGTAGCTGAGCGAGAGACCGGAGGGCCGTGCAGCCAGTGCTGACAGATAGGCCGCCGAGACGTCCACCAGGGCCAGGTTGGCCGCGTCGATCAGCCCGGCCAGCTCGCGATAGGGCACCTCCATCAGGCGCCGCAGGGTGACGGGTTGCGGGGTGCGATCGGGCGGTACATAGCCGCTGGGCGGTACCGCGACGAAACTGGCGGCTGGCAGACCGAACACATCCTGCAACGCGGTGATCGTGATGGCGCCTCCGCTCAGAGTGCCGTCCTCGATCCGCCCGGCCCGCACCACCACCTCGGCGATGCCCCTACGGAGCGAGCGAACGCGAAACGCATCGGCCGCGCCGATCTTCGATCCACGTCGGTCCAGCCGTACCTTGAACCGCCGCAGGTTGCTGGCCCGTACGCGCAGCTCGCGGCCGGCAACGCGCCCGGCCAGCCCGGCGGTAGGCAGGCCGGGATAGCTGACCACCTCACCCGACGGTCCGCCCTGGGCCTGTGCCAGCGCCGAGTTGACGGCCCTGGCGCGCCGCGTCTCGCCGGTGGTGGCGTCGGTGTATTCGACGAATAGCTGGCTGGGTGCGATCAGGGCGCTGCTGGTCTCGTCCTCCTCGATGCTGAGCAGCCCGCTGTCCTCGTCGAACAGCGGCAGCGCCGCCACGTCGTAGTCGTCGCGGATCAGCTTGAGGGTGATCAGCCCGGTGCGGCGATCGGGACCGACGTAGGCGCCGATGTGGTCGCAGACCAGATCGCGGAATTCGCCCAGCGAGCTGGAGCGCTTCCACTCCAGGCACAGGCCGAATCCCTCGTTGTACAGGCGCAGCGCGCCAGCGCGCCATGCTGCGTCATCGAGCATGGAGCGATCGAGGCCACGCGCCCACTCCCGGTTGGTGTAGGTCTCGTAGAGGATGTGCGCAGCGTTCATCGCCCGAATGCCGCCGAGATCGATCGCGCAGGTTTCCGGGTACCACACGGGGCCGTCCCAGCCCTTCAGCCGACGATAGCGCAGCAGTTCCCATGGTTTGGGATACGGGTTGATCGAGGTCACCAGGCCGGAATAGAACGCACCCGCGAAACCACGAAACGCCGGCACCAACCCGCCGAGCGCCGCTGCCAGCCGGCTGTTCACCGGCTGATCTTCTTCGCCCAGCATCAGATCGAGCTGCCCCTGGATGCCGCCTTCGCCCTTGTCGCCACCGAACAGATTCGGTGCGTTGATAGTGATGGTTTGATTGCTCGTGGCGTTACCCGTCCAGGCCGTCTTGCCGCTCGCCCTGATCGCCAGCAGCCCGTCGATGCTCTTGGCCATAGCGAAGTGCAAGTCGAACGAGTAGCGGAAACCGACCGTCTGCGACTTACTCTTGCCGCCCATCAGGCGCCTCCTCTACTCGGCGAGCATGCTCGACCAGGTGCAGGGCGAGCGCATTGCCGGTGTCGAGCAGGCGCCGCGCCGGGATACCGTCCCGGACGAACGCCAGCCAGTCGAGGCCGTGCTCCGCGAAAAACAGCCGCGACTGCCGCGCGCAATAGCCGGTGCGGGTGGTCCAGGTCGGCACGGTATGCAGGTGCTGGATGGTCACGATCAACTCGTCGTCGGTCACTTCTTGCTCCCTTTGCTCTTGATCGCGCGGTTGCGCTGATTGCGCACCGACAGCACCATCCAGTCCCCCGACCAGCACTGGCCGAACAGCACCGACTTCTCGGTGCCTTCGTCACAGCGCGGAAAATCGAAATCCTGGAACGCCGCCGGCTTGGGTTTCTTGGGCTTCGGCGCGGTGGCCGCGCTGATCAGGTACGAGGCCACCAGGATCGCGATCTGTACCCACATGGCTAGAACACCTGCTCGCCGTCGAAGGGGCTCTTGCCATCCATGGCATTGGTGCCCCTGAAATTGTCGAGGTTGGCGAACTTGGCCTGGCAGGTTTCGGCGATGAAATCGCAACCGGGATAGGCACGAATCGCCTGGCCGGCCGACAGGCCGAACGTCCCGCCGAGCAGCACCAGGTCGCTGCCGGTGTGTGATTCGATGGTGCGGCTGTCGTACTCGCCCTGGCCAATCGGCCATTCGATATAGCCACCGGCGAACCAGCCATCCGGATACGCCGCGAACGCACCACTGCTGATCGTCAGCCCGGCCAGCGACTGGATGGTGGTCTCGATGCGATAGGCGTTGCGATCGACGGTGCACCAGGGCGAGTACAGCGTGGTGGTGCAGGTACGGCTGTAGGTGTCGATCAGGCCGGGCCGCTCCATGTCGGCGTCGATGTCGCGGCAGACGATGCGGCAACTGTCCAGAGTGGGCCAGCGGACATTGGCGATCTCCCCGGTGTAACGCGCCACCACCTCGGCATCGCCATAGTGCATGTCACGCACGATGATGCCGATCGCCGCGCTCGGCCGGCCATTGCGGAACAGCTGGGCGACCTCGAGGTCGGCCGGCGCAGTAATGACGAAATCATCCTGCCGGCTCTCGCCGCTTTGGCGGATGCCCTGGTCGATGATGCCGCCGCGTAGCGTGCGGTATATCTGCGTACCGATCGTGATATCGCGATCGCTGCTGTTGTACAGCCAGCGCCACACACCACGGCGGAACTCATAGAGGCGGACCGGCGCACCGCCGGCGAGCGAGCTCTCGCGGCTATCAAAACTCATCATCACGCTCCTCGCGAAACACCGTTGCCCAGGCGGCAACGCCCTCGCTGTCGGTCATGTGCTCGATCTCCTGGGTGTCACTCTCGAAGCGCATCAGGTTCATCCAACTGATGCGCGCCACCTGGTGCGGCTGCACCTCGACGCCCAGGGCGCTATCCAGGCCTACGCGTTCAACCTGGCTATCCAGCTCGGCCGAGCCGATCAGGCGACGCATGAACACCGAGCCGTCGTACAGCTCGATACGGATGTCACGGCGGCCAGGCTTGCCGGAGGAGAATCGGGTGTAGCCGATGTGCTCGATGTCCACGCTGGTGGCCACCGCCGAGATCGGCGCAACGACGGTCAGATCGTCCATATGGCTCGGTACCCACACGACCCGCTGCCGGCCGCGCATGCCATAGATGAACGAGCGCACGAGCGCCCGCGCCTCACGGCCGAGGTCCAGGTGACGCTGGCCGAGCAGCTGCAGTGCGCGGCGAGCGGTGTCGGTGATCAGTGGCTGGGCGAGTCCGCTGTCGAGCGTTGACCGCAGGCGCTCCGCCGCATGGGTGAGATTCTCGGTATCGTCCGGCCGGCGATCCCATACCGGACGCCCTCTATATAGAGTGCTGGGCAGCCACTCGGGCCAGTCGCTGGTCTCGACGACCAGGAACCGCACCTCGGCCTCGATCAGGCGATCGGTCAACTTGCTCAGCGCAGGCTCCTCGAGCAGCTGCGCCGCCCGCGCCGGATACAGCCGCGTGCCGGATGGCCACGCCTGTTGGGTATTGCGCTTGAGCTGCAGGCCATTGCTGAGCACGTCGAGGATCTCCACCGTCTCGGAGACGAATGCGTCCTCGCCGCGCAGCATGGCCAAACCACCGGCGCGAAAATCCAGGTGCTCGGTGCTGCAGGGGATGAAATCGGCGTCAGCCGGCACGCCCACCGGCAGGAGCTGGATGTCCGGCCAGATCGGCATCGACCAGATGCGATCACTCCAGCCGAACAGCGAGAGATCGAGCAGTTGCCGTTCGCGCCCCTCGGCATACATCGGGCCGCTGAACTCCCGGCGCGGCGCCAGGCGCAACTGGCGGCGCTGGCTGACGGCGGACTCGCTTTGCAGGATGTCGGTCGACGCGGTCAGCCGCTCGATGATGCCGTCGCCCCAGTCCGGCACGAACGTCCAGGCGATGATGCGGTTGGCGGTGACGCGCAGGCCGGCACTGCGGCCGTTGTCGAACTCCCAGGCGATAACGGTATCCAGCACGGGCTGGCCGTCCGGGGTGACGGTCAACTGCCAGACCAGCTCCTGCAGCGCCGGGAACAGCAATGGCGGGTCCGGCTGGCCACTGACCTCGATCCCCTCATCCAGGCCATCGATTTCAGTCAGGGTCCGTGGTTCCAGGAACGCGTTCCACAGATAGACAGGGGACGTCTGGGCGGACACGACGTTGCCGAGGTCGAGCTGCTGCGGGCTGATATGGATGCGGTGGTAGAAATCGTCGCTGTAGCTGCTACTGCCGAGGCTATCGATCTCGCGACTGTTAGCGCTCACAGGCCACTGCTCGGCCAGCACCACGGCATTGTCAGTGCCCGGCAACGAGATACCTGGTGGCCAGCCGACTATATCCCCGAAGGCCTCCAGCTCACGACTGAGGGCTGGGTTGCGCGATGGGTTACGCGCGCCCTGGCCGATAAAGGCGCCGAGTATGGCCATGATTATGGCCCGTCGTAACGGATGGCCCAGCCAAAGGTCCCGCTGTGCGACAGGCCATTTACCGCACCATCGCGCGCTGTAGAGTCCTTCCGATGAAACGGGTAAATCTTCCAGGCGTCTGGCCCCAGCGTGACGATCTGCTCTGGCTCATAGTTATCGACACGCACGTAGCGTGCATTGCGTACATCCACGGCCAGCGAGCACTTGCTGGCCGGACGCCAGACATGCCCCTGAATCGGAACCAGGACCGCTTCGCTATTCCAGGCGTTGGGCGAATAGCTGATCAATGGGATGGCGGGATAAATCGCGTTGAATGCCAGTGGGTTCGAGATTGTTGCACCGCCAGCCCAGCCTTCACCGTCGAAATTGGTATGGATGGTATCTTGGCGTGAATCTGCACTAGATGAATGTCGAAGCGCGGCCCAAAAAAATCCGGGGCAGACGACTGCACCGGACGATGTGTTGATAACAGCACTGCCACCCGACTCCGGAGTGATACCAAATCCGTTCGTCGAGCTCTGCGATGTCAGCCATCCCCGCCGAGCTATGCCGGCTAGCCACAACCCAGTGCCAGGCACGCCAGGAACATTAGAGACACCGAACGTCAGCCAGCCGAACCGATCCACGCTGTACCTGATGATCAGGAACACCTCATCCGGATCATCAAAGATGTGGATGCTGTAGCTGACCGGAAAGGCGATCTCCGCAAAATTATCGGATATACCGCATCGCCCTAGCCGGGGTATCACATCGGATGCGCCCGTCAATGCACCACTGGCCTTTCCGGTGCCCCCTTGAATGAGCAGCCCTGGCCCTTCGGTCGACGTAGTGGTAGTGGCGGTATAGGGCCGAACATACGCGGCCCCTTTATTGAGTATCCCGTCGGACCAGCTCCAACCCTCGGCCACGCAGGCGTCTACAAGCGCACTCAGCAGGTCACCGAATGTATTTGCACTGCCACTGTAATACGCCATCAGTCGTCCATCCTCAGGATGTAATAGTCATTGAAACCAACGCGACCTACGTCCTGCATCACGACCCACGTGTGTCCGTCGATCTGAGCCGTGTTCTCGACTGCATTGTTGAAACCGCTGATATGGCGTACACCCTCCAGCTCGCCATATAGGCCCTGCGCGTCGCAGAGCAACACCGCATTACCCGGATAGTTTTCGTTGGTGTCGCGTTGCTGTGTTTGCGCTCCGGAACCCGTACCCGTGAGATAGGTGTTGTTCCACGGCCAGCACTCAGGTTGCCGCCAGACACCATCGTTGAACCGCATTCGCAGGTTGGCCCTGGCGCCTTTGTAGGGCATCGAGTGGGTCGTATCGCTGAAGCGGGTGGCGGGCGTGCCGTTGAGCATGCCGGCGACGATGACTGGATACGGGTACTGGCTCGGCCTGGCATAGGGCAGGAACTTGCCCACGTAGCAGCTCTCGTACACCGGCGTGCCCACCTTCATGGCCAGGGCGATACGCTGCGGAGTCAGGGTCAGCCAGTAGTCGATGCGGTTGTTGTGCGCCGGCACGCCGGAGAGCATGACGCCTGGCTGGGTGTCGAACGAGTTGCCTGCGACGTAGCCCGTGAATCCGGCCGCCACCAGGTTGTAGTAATCGGCCGTGGCATCCTGGTACGTCCTGAACCCAACGAAAATCTCCTCCTCGCCGGTGTAACCCACCCCTTTCAGGATCAGCTCGCGGTTGGCCGGGGCGGTGTCGTAGCGCAACACTGTCCAGCCGTTGTCGGCGGCGAAGTCCCTGATTGTTTCGAGCATCGCGTAGTGCGCCAGCATGCTCGTGTTGTCGACGAATCCGATCTGGTGAGGCATATCAGAGTCCCAGTAGCTGGCGCACTTCAGCGCCGTTCTGTTGCAGGTAGACGAGGAAATGCTCCTGTCCGGCTTTGCCCCAAGCCATGCCGGCCACATCCTCGGGTCGCTGGACGGCGTACAGGTTCACGCTGTTCTTGAGGTTGGTGCTCATGCTCTTGGCCGGCTCGGCCAGCTTGCCGCTGGGCATACCGGGGCTCGGCAGCGCCGGCGCCGGCACGCCGGCCAGGCCGCCGGTGTTGTGGTGGTAGGCGGACTGGAAGGCCCAGTCGTGCAGCGCCTGCATGCCGCGGGCGTTGAAGTCCAGGAGGAAGTCGGTGGCGCCAGGCTGCATAGCGGCGGCCGCGCGGATGACTACCTCCTCGGTCGAGAGAGCCGCCAGGATCGAGTCACTGGTCGGCGTACCTGGCCCCTTGACCTTGCCGCCCTCGGCGAAGCCGAAGGCGCCGGTGTAGGTGCTGGCTCCCGCACCTCCAGCCCCGCCACCGAAGTACGCACTGCCCGCCGACGCAAGGAGACCCAACCAGCCGGAACCGCC